CATCACCAAGCGAGCCAGTTGCGGACCAGTGTGTTGCTGGTGCCGCTAGCACAGATGCCAATACAGAGGCACCCGAAACGTGGTCCCGATCCTGGGAACCATGGGATGAAGCATCAGTTAAATATTTTGGCAAACAAGATCTCATCAAGATACCACACTCTGAACGTGGTTGTTGTTCTTTACGCGATGATGTTGATTCGTTGCCATCTTTGCAGGCACCATTCTCTGTCACTGTTGATTTGAGTAGAGCATCAGGTGAGTGGACTTATTACAATTCACATGAAGACCTTGCTCCAATGCCTAGTGAGATTCAAGACGTTGTGCCAGGTGAAGGCACTGATCATGGTGACAACCCGGATGCACCAGTTGAAGAAAGAGCAGTTGATTTTCCTGCTCCAGAAACACATCAGGGTTCAGTTGATTGTCCTGTCCCTGGTATTCCCATTGAAGTTGCAGAAGAGCCTGCGGTTGGTGGCATTTTGCCTACCCGTCGTTGGCCAGTTCGTGGATCACCCGTTGGGGTGCTCGGTAGACCTCCCGATTGTCGTGCCCCCGCCACCCCATTTTGTACCACCAGGAGGGGCATCGACCGGAGGTGCTGTTGTGCCAAATGAGGCTGCTGCTATGATCGTCAAAGTTAACAAGCTTAGGTATTATTGGGATGCGATCACCGCCAATGGTGGCATGATACCTCAAGCAGCAGTTCTCAGTGGTCCGTGGAAGCGTACACAAGAACTCGTTGGTGAGAACAAAGCTTTCGAGAGAGCCCAAGCCATGTCGCACAGCACGCGCCTATTAGAACTTAAACAATCTGACAGGACGTCTGATTCCGCGCATTTCTTTAGTCCACCGAACGCCACTGGTCCTGACGGATTACCTGACGTGAGTGTGCCAACGGTCTATGCACCTGTTTACTTCCCATCTGCCAGTTCGTGCGGTCCTGTGATTGCCCCTACCACAGTTCATTGCACGGAAGAGAAGAAGTCAGTTGCACATGCCTTGGAATTCAGAACAGAGAGGCCACGCAGCGTGTTTGCTGATCCAATCGGTTCAGACAATTATCCAGAGCTTACCTATGATAGGGATGCTCCGACAGCAAAACGTGTTGCCAGGTTCTGGAGCGCACTGAAGCACAAAGTCCTGACCAGAAAAGCAATTCTCAGCACATATGACATGTTGTATGGCGACAAAACCCTAGAGGAAGTCGTCCTATCGAAGTTTTCTGCTGATGAAGTTGCCGAAATGTGTGCGAAAATGCAGGTTGACGCGAGGCTTGGAAAGAGAGATGCATATGATGTCGCTTTCATGCAGACGAGAAAAGCCAATGGGAAGAAAGAAAGCATTCCAAAATTGAAGAAACCGCCAAGGTTGACGGTTGATAACGGGATAGAACTTCTCGGAGTCCACGTTGTGACAGTCCAGATTTTAAGCCACTTGATATTCGATGCCACCGATGGCATTTTTCATTTGCTGTCCATCAAGGGCAGGTCCAGAACCCAAGTTGTAGACTACATAATTCAAGAGTTAGGTTTGCCTTTTCCAGGCAGACCAGAACCTACATGTATGATTGAACTTGACCAACAACGTATGGAGTTCGCGACCAGGTGCAGCAAAAGTGGCGAAGGTTTGATGTCATACAGTTACGGAATGCTGTGCCACAT